CTCCGCTGGTGCTGGTCAATGCGTAGGTTCCGCCGCTGCCGCTCGCGGTCCAGGTCCAATTGGACGGGGCGTTTGATGCGCCAACGGTTCCCTCCTCGAAACTGGCATTCAAGACGCCTTTGCTGCCCGCGGTGCCGATTCTTCCGTCAAGATCGTTCAGATTGTCGATGACGGGATCAATAAACAGGTCTTTAGTAACCGGCTTCCCGGTGTCGTGCTGCGAATCGGTCTTTGTTAGCGTTGTCCAGGCCATGCGAGTAGGTGTTACTAAGGGTTACAATGCGTTAAAGTATGATCCCGGGCAAATATGAATCTGGGTCGGCGTCAACCGCCTTGTTTTGAACGGTGGCAATGTAAACGACGTTTTGCTTTGCCCATGGCAAAATTGCCTCGGCGGCGTCCCATGACGCATTCCAGGTCAATGCTCCTGCGCTGTATCCGGTCAATTGCGAAAAGCGGGTTGGCAAGGTGTCGCTGGAATCGACAACAAAACCGCAATGGCGCCCATGTTCGCGGTTGCGCTGGCAAATCAATTCAACGGCGGGCGCAGCGTCGCCAAAGCTTATGTTAACTTCCAGAATCTCCAAGATTTCGTCAATGCCTCGGCGGGTTTCAGTAACGCGGATTTGGTCGCCTGGTAGGTATTGCAACGCCGTATGCGGCATCCTTAGCGCAAAATATCGCTGTTGCGGTCCCTGCATTTGAATTCTGCGTTGCGCCCAAATTTGCGCGTCGTTGTTCTGAAAAACGGCAACTTCCTTATCCTCCAGCTTTTCCGACATATCGCCGGAAGCGTATCGAAAACCGCTGTTTGTGTGCGTTTCAGTCTGAAAAAAGCTTTCTTGGCGGCGTTCGGCGTAACTCACATTCGATTGGGTAATACGGTCTTTGGTGACGGTTTCGGTTGATAGATCAAGAAAACCGCCGTTGTCGCCATTAATCCAGGTTGCGCTTTCGCCGGCAATCGGGAGAAAGCGGCCAATCGTCCATTGTCCGGTTGCGTCGCTGAAAACGTAGGTGCGCGCGGCTTCGTTGACTTTGCCGATTGCTTCCAATGCCGGCATTTCCTCGGCGATATACAGGGAGATTTCAGGCGCGTATTTGGGGCGGCCATAACGCGACGTCCCAACGGTCATTTCGCTTTTAACGTTGGCGAATGCGGTTGTATCCAGCGTGATTTCGCCGATGTTGTCCAAAAGCTTCTCGATAACGTCTGGAGCGCAAGACAACAGCCAACCGTCGTTGTCCTTCATGCCTTCGAAGTCAACGCTTACGTCGCGGTTGTCGTCCCAATCGCTTGCGGCCAAAGTGAATTCTGCGTTTGCCAAATCCTGCGTTTCGGTTTGGACAACGATCCAGGCTTCGGAATCGGAGTCTTTAACGCGAACCTCCAGAATTTGCCGGATGGCGTGGGAAGCCAATTTGAATTGCCTGGAGCCTGGGTCGATAGATGCAGCCTCGACGCCGTAAACAGTCCCAAATGCCAACGGAATGGGTTTTCCTTCAAGATCGGTTGAAAGGGCGGGATAATCGGCGCGGGTGTAACGTTCGATTGGAAGTTTGCGTTCCCCGCTGCTTTTGTGTTCCAGCAATTCGAAATCTAGCGTTTCACGGTCGGCCTGCCAACTGTCGACCAACCATTTCCCGATCTGCTCATAATCGCCGAATGCCATGGCGGGTCCGCCAATGTCTTCCGCCCCCAAAAGAATGTTCACTTCCCCGCCTTGCCAATCGACGTCTACCAGGGCGTCAAAAAATCCGTCCGCATTGCTGTAGGAAAGGGAACCGCCTCCAATTTGGACGGGGTCGCTATAATCCGGTTCAATTCGCAAACTCAAATCTGGAACGTTCAAAACCCTGGGGGCGTAATACCTGGAATTGATCGTCTTGGAGCGGTTGGCAAACGACAGTTTTACAGTGGCGACAATCTCATTGTCGAAAACGTCGCCGCTTCCGCTCGAAACATGGATTTTGAAGTTGGCCGAATCGTAATAGTAACTGCCGGGGTTTGATTCGACATTGGCAACGCTCGATTGAGACGTCAACGCGGTCCCGTCTTCTTTCACGCCTTCAACGGTCAGATCGGCCGCGGACGCAAACCCGTGGTGAGAAAACGGGATTTCGTACGTGATCGATTGCGACGTTGTCAAAACCCAAGCGCGCAACCATACTGCGGCGGTATGTTCCACAAGGAACACGGTCGCAATACTGGGCTTCGCTATTTCGTCGGCCAGGGCCATGGGTTACGGGAAAGGATTGGCGTTTGGGTCGTATTCGGTCCAACCAGAATCAACGCGATCAGGGCCGGTGACGCTGTAACGCTGTCGCATCCCGTCCGCGGTCCAGTCGAATTCAAAAACGCATACGAAGGATTGCCCGTCAGGTCCAACGGAAACGTTCACGCTCGCGCTGGTGTGCATTTGCGCGGGAAAAGAAAAGTATTCTTCCCCGGTTTCGTTCTCGTCGGTTGGTGTGTCCGCAATCGAGTCGGGCGCGCTGCTGTTCCCGTTTGTTGGCGGCGTCGTGTGCGTTGGCTTCCGTTGCAGGTAAGTCCCTTTCGCCGTCAATCGCGCAGACTGCGCGGCAAAGATCGCGTCTGCGTATGCGTTGATTGCTGTAATGGCTGCCGCCCGTGCTTCTTCTTTTGTCATAGTGCTAGAATTGATCGTAGAACGGGTCGTCTTTGTTGGCTAGGGCTGTGATTTCGGCGTCGGAGAGGGCTCGATTCCAGATTCCAACAGCTTCTATCAAGCCGTCGTGTCTCAACGAAAGATCTTCAAACCAACTGGCAGCCCCAACGCGTAAGTCGTTAGACGATGATGAAAGGGTTCCTGAATAAGTCGATGTGTTTTCCCAAGTTCCGCCGACACCGAGTTTGAACGTAGTGCCCGTGATTTGTCCATGTATAAAATACCACGATCCGGTAGAAAGTGTAGATGAGCTTGTAATAAATTCCGCACCAGAATCAGGTTGCACTGCAAAGTAAACCTTGCCGTCCGAATTGATACATGTAAGATGCCAACCATCCGTCGTGTTGCCGCGTTTGTTTATAATCCAATTACCGGTCGATGAATAGGCGTCAATTTTGATCCATGCGCAAACGGTCATTTCATCGACGAAGTCAAAATTGGAAGACGCCGAATTGAGATATTCCGCATTAGCTGCAACAAAATCCGCTGCATTCGCATACACATTCCCTGTTCCCTGCCCCACCGTGTTGTTATCCGTCAGATCGTTGGAACCAAACGCGTCGTAACGTGTGCCGCTCGCCTCATCCAGCTTCCAAAAAGAAACGAGGTCCGTCGTGCTAACAACGGAGCCGACTTGTTTGAAAAATGTCGCTGGCGTAATCAGCATTAGGAGAAATCGAGGCTTGCCACCCCGTAGAGGTTTGTTCCGTCGCAGACGAACGTAATAATGTCTACGTCGCCGTTACCAGTGGAGAGCGTAGGCGCCGTTCCTCCGGGCCATTTAAAGACGGAGTTCCATGTGATCGTGCGGCTTCCAGTCGCATCCTGAATCACTTTCAAGACATACGTGCCCGGATTCAGGTTCGTCGGTGCGGCCATAGTGCGATTACCGCCAAGCGTCACTGTCGCCAAAGAGCCGCTGTCGCAATTCCAGTTGATCGTCGCCCCGTCCGTCAACGTCTGATCCGTGATGTCGGGGTTGGTGAACTCCTTGTTAGTAAACGTTTCCGTGCCGTCCAATGTGGCAAGCGTGCCGTCGGATGTCGGTGGTGTCAGTGTTACAGTGGTGCCTGTGCCGATTCCTGAGCATTGAAACGCAAGTTCCTTGGTCGTGTCGCCTTCGTCCTGAATGCGGAAAACGTTGTCGGAAAATTCGTTGCTCTGCCCCCCCGCCGCCGCCCACTTGACGCCGGAGGTCTCGGTGCTGTCGGCGGTAAGCACATACCCGTTGGTTCCCACTGGTAGGTTCACCGACTGGCCGCTGCCCTTGCCTACTGTGATGTCGCCCTTCGCCCCGTTGAAGTTCTCCGAAGCGTTCAGCAGCGACCAGTCACTACCAATCCAGACGAACTCAGCGAAGCCGGAACCATTAAAGACCCACATATCCGTGCCGCCGGACAGTTCCAGCGTCACAGCATAGTGGTTGGAGTTGTTGGTGATGTTGAACGCGATCTGGTCACCGTTAGACCCGCCAGACGGCATGGTAATAACCGTCGCAGCAGAGGGCACAACATTGTGCAATTGGTTGATGTCGCCCGAGACTTGCGTTGTGGTGCCCAAAATAAGGTCGCCAGCGGCGTAGCGGATTGCTCCACCTGTGGTGACCTGAACTTCGCTTCCGCCGTTGGCGTAGAAATACAACTCGCCGTCTGACTTGGCGTAGAGGTGCGAAGTGCCCCCAATGGGAGCGGACGGCGTCGTCGTGTGTTCGAGGATGTGGTGCGACGAGACCTGCGTCGTCGGGCCAGCGATGTTGCCATAGAAAGTAGCGTCCTGCGCACTGTCTAGATGCAGGACTGCCGACCCTCCGACGTAAAACTCCCACTCGCTGCTGCTCAGGTCAGCGTAGGTGGTGTTGTCCAACGTCGAGCCAAACAGGTTGGCGTAGACGTTGTATTCGCCGTAGTCGAAGTTGTTGGTCACTACCAACTGGCTGGCGTCAATCGTCTTGTTCGTCAGCGTGTCATTAGATGACGCTGTGATGTAAGCGCCCAAATCCGTGATGTCGGATTCCGTATGGGTGTGGGAAGCCGCAGCAATCCCAGCCTCGGCCAATGTGTTGTTGATCCAGGCCGAACCATTCCACTTGAGCAGCTCCCCGGACGCAATCGAGGTAATCGTTACATCGGACAGATCGGAGACTGCTCCGTCCAAGTCAGTCAAATCATAGATTGTGCCTGACGCATTCTTGAAGGATGGCTTGCCCGAAGCATCGGCATACCAGACCCCGTAACCGGTTGCCGGGGTCGAAGGGGCGAGTCGGTAGGCCGTCGTCAAAGTATCAGCATCCAATACAGCGTTGCCGCCCAAGTCCAAATCCCCCGTCATGGGAACGGAACCATCAGCCATAAAATCTCCACCGCCTCCACCACCGCTAGGGAGATTGTCGATGTCGAATTTTCGCAACGCACCCCCGGACTCCACGCCCAGCAAGAAGTCGCCAGCGTCCGGGGATGCCTCCTCGGTCAGTCCGGTGACGATGTCCGCAACAATGTCGCCGGAATCAATCGCAAGGGACGTTAACTGTGAGTAGGCAACCGACAACGCCGCCTCGTGTTGAGTGACGCTGGACTCCGAAATGCGGGCGTCAGCCATTGTGCCGGAAACGATCTCGCTCGCATCATGGGTATGAGAACTACTGGCGGCGCCAAGCGTGCTTCGCGCCGCCGAGGCAGTCCCGTCGTCAAGCAGTGTCGCCGCGAAGCCGGTCACATACGGAACGGCGCGAGTGTTCACCGAAATAATTCCCAAAGATGCGTGAGAGCGCAGAACCGTCGCCACCGCCTCCACTTGCGCAGAGCCTGTAGGCTTTGTCGATGTTAGGGCTCCAGCAGTCTCACTCACATAAAGGATGTCGCCCTCTGACCAAGAGGATGTGTCAATGTTCTCAACGAGTCCCTTGACGATCACCTCTCCTGTAGCGTTATTCGACAACGCTTCATTCATAATGCCCAATGCGGGCATTGTGGATGCAGACGATGCGTCAGCGAGGGAGACTAAAGTCTTTGACTGCCCAACCGACCACCCCGAGGTGTAAACGACATCACCAGCACTCAGCGCAGACCCTGACTCGTTGCGCACCTGAATGTGAACAAAGTCTGCATGAACCGTGTTGGTGAAGTCGTCAATCGTCTTGTTGGTCAACGTCTGCGTGTCCGTCGTTCCAACAATAGTTCCACTTGGTGGAGTCGGACCATCCACAAGGTCACCGTTGGCGTCCCACTGAGACAAGTCCCCGCTGGTTCCAGCGGTACCCGTAATCAGAGTTCCATCGCTGCCCGACTTTAGGCTGCTGGCAATCTCAGTGATGGCGTCAATTGAATCTGCCCCAAGTCGCGCAGGCGGGAGTGTCCCTGATGTAATATCTGTGGCGGCGTGTGTGTGCGAAGCCGAGGCAATCCCTGCCTCGGCCAGCGTGTTGTTCACCCAGCCGCTTCCATCCCAGACAAGGATCTCACCGGAGGCGATGGACGTGAGGGTGACATCGTTAATGTCTGACAAGTCGAGGTCCGAAACATCCGTCACCTTCTCCCAGCCCGTATCAGTCCCGTTGCCCGAAGACTTATGATAGAGGATGCTGTTGGTTGAGTCGTAGCAGAAGTCGCCACGATCCGCAAAGCCTGTCACTACCGACTCGGGTGTTCCTGCGTTGGACTGAATCGTCGGGTAGTTGTCAATAACGACCATGGCCCTGCGGTCCAGGTCGTCCTCGATGTCCTGCGCATTGAACCGCGCATTGGCAACCCAGTCAGTGGGCTGAGTGTTGGGTGTGACCCTTAGAATCAGGACCGTGTTGCCATCAGTCGGCGCAGTCGTGAACGTCACAGTCCCGCCGTTTTCCTCCCCGGCCCCAGTTACGGTGTAATCGGTGGTGATGGTTTGCAACGTGCCCGCGTCGTAGACCTGTAGGTGTGCGTTCGCCAAGAATTTATGCGGGAACGAGAACTCGGTCGTTGACCCGTTGGCGATGTAACTTGCGTGTCTGTCTGTGTTTGTAAGGCTCATTGCTCTGTCCTATTCGGATTCAATTGCTGGAAATGTGCAAGCAGATTTCCAGTTTATCTAGGGTCGCCGAGCCCGAACAACTCCTGTCCGTTCTCCTTCATGCGCTGCCGGTAACGTCGCTCCCACCCAGGCTGAAAGAACTCGTTGATAGAGTAGCCAACAGTGTAGTCAAACGCAGGTTTAATGAGCAGGTGCGCTGCACCTGCCTTCGGGATGTTGTCACCAAGCATGTTATAAGCAGTCTTCCCTGCCTTCTTAAACTCCCCAGTAGCAAGTTGTTGTATCCCGGCAAATCCAGGGTCAAGGACACTCCCTGCGGTCGGACCCGCCATAGTTGAGGTGAACTTCCTGAATCCGTTATCATACTGCTGGAACAGCATGTCGCCGTAGATGCCCAACGCTCCGCCGCGCAAGGCGGCATCCGCCCATGTCTTCCCGTTGTCCAGACTCTTGGGGCTCCGCCCCTTGAGCAAGTCCTTGAACATACCCGAGAGGTAGCCAGTCACAGATGTGGCGGCAACCAACATTGCAACGTCCATGTAGAAGCTGCCCTGGTTGCCGGTAAATTCGGCCATCCTTTTGTTTCCCTTGATAACCTTGTTGTAGACGGTCAAGGGAAATGTCTTGAACTGCCAGAACAGGGCGTTGAACGTGCCTTGCAGTGTGTCCTTTGAGAGTCCGCCACCCGTTTGAATAATGCGCTCGTTGAGCCCAGGAGATGGAACAGCACGGTCTTGGAAAGACCTGAAGTATGAAACAGTCTTGATCTTCAGGTCATCCAACGCACGCTTGCGATTAACTGCGGTATCCTTCAGCCCCATCTCCTTGAGCAACGGGGTAACATCAACGTCATCCAGGGCGTCAGCCCCGAGGAAGTATCTCCCATCGATTTTCTTGACCCCCGAACGAATGGCATCCCACTGGATGTCAGTGACACCCGATTCCCGCAGACTGGTTGCAATTTCATCGGGCAGTTCCGGCATCCGAAGGTGGGCCATCTCTCCCATCAATGATGCGTGTGCTTGGAAGGCTGCCGCCTTTACTGACTCCGTCCACTGAGATAGGAAGTTCATGCGGAAGAACATATTGTTCGCATTCCGCAGGAATTCACCGCTTCGCCCACTCTGCTGGACAAGAGAACCAAAGCGGGCAGCAACCTCTCCTGAGAGCGCGTCAACCGCTACCGAGTTCACCCGGTAGAACAAGGCACGCTCGTTACCCTCTCTGGCAAACGGGCGGAAAGCTTCAAAGCCCTTGGGGAGCGCAGAGAACACACGCATGGCAGACTCAATTCTGCCGACCCCCATCTGCCTCATTGCGTGCCAGATGAAGGCCACGTCGCCAATTGATGTCAATGCCGCTCCAAACAGTTTGGACATTGACTGAATAGTCAGCATCCCGTCTGTGAACTTGCCAAGTGGAGTTTCGGTTGCGCTGGACATCCCGCCTGATACGGCCCGCCATGCATCTTCGATACGCTTCTTTCCTTTCGGTGACTTGAAATCATCGATCTGCTTAATATTTCCAGTGTCCCTCGCAATCTTTACAGCCTTCTTGAGAACCCTTTCAAAGCCTCCAGCAGCGTCAGGCCCGAAGGCCCGCATGAGCGCAATGTTACGGGAGTCTGTGCTGATCTGGGCGATGACTGCGTCATACAAGCGTGAATGCACGCCAAGCTGTTTCATGTAGGCATAGCTACTGGCGGCATCTTTGAAGTGTAGAACCCGAGAAGCAGAGATAGACTTTGCCGTGCTGGCAGCAGTCCGCATAGTTCCAACCTCCGCATCCATCCCGACAACGTCAGCGACAATTTTTTTCTGCCCGTCCGCAAAAACCATTGTCGCCTTGCCAAAATCACCTGAGTGAAACTCCTCATGCACCTTGCGGAGAAATTCTTCAGGATCTTTTACGCCAAAGGTGCGTTCCTTGTCCAGCAATGGAAGAATTATGGCCTTCCAAGCTGTAAAGGATTTTTCACGGTGACCATCAGCGTTGAAGTCCTTACCACCCAAAAGGCGAATCAAGTGCTTATCGTGAGTCTGCCGCACGGTGTAGCCCTTCATCTTCTTGATCCAAGCCCCGTTGCGGTTTTTCATGTCAACCAGTCCATCGAGGATTGGATGCACGGCAGATGCAATCTTCTTGGCGGCAGCGTTCTTGGTGACCCCAGGCTTTCCACCATTAATGGTCAACTGCTCCAACTCGATCATAATCAACTCATCAATCTCACCTCGCTGGAATTCGCGGGACAACCCGGCAGCCTCAAGCCTTGCTGCCAGCCTACCAAAGTTCTCCGCCGCAATCGCCTCGGCGTCATATTCAACGCTGCGATCACCGCCCTCAACACCTGCCTGACCGGCCTCCTTGGTGTAGGACTTCTTGAGGCGGGCTTCCAGCCCGCCAGCAATGGAGTCAAACCGCTGAATCTGTTGCAGCGTGCCATCCTCGGCAGCTTTTTGGAGCAACTTGTTGCGGTTCTCTACTAACGCCTCAAGACGGGCATCCCCAAGGTATTCCTTGCCTGCCTCGTATAAAGCCTGTTTACGCGTCAGCCCACGCGCCTCCTGCTTCTGTTTGGCGAGATTCTTGATCTCGGATAGAATTTCTTCCGCTTTCTCACGGGTAATGTCTTCGTGAGACGCGGCTCGCACTAGAGCGGATGCACAATTGGGCTTAGGCATTTTTAATCAGGCAGTCGAGTCCAGCTTGTACACCTTTCTCATCGGGGCCTTGGTTGAAGTTCTTCTTTACAGATTCTGCGGTGTCGCCCATAGCTTCAGTAAGGACGTTGATGTCCTCTGTCAGCGTAGCCTCATCGGCAGCCTGCCCGCGCACATCGTCTTGTGGGCGCAAAGGTTTGGAAGGTTCAGCATTGGCGTCGAGTTCTTGAGCTACTCGCTGCGCCTTGGTATCATTCGACTTCATCTTCTCCAACGCCTCCCGATAGGATCGTCGAACAAGGCGAATGCGAGCAGATTCAACCTCACGCTTTATCTCAGCTTCAACGTCAAACCTGTCAACATTTGCCATGCCGAGATCCTTCTTGGCGCGCTTTGGCAAGGCATCGATGACATCTTCAAGATTCACCATCTGCTGGGCTGACGTTACATCGGAAACTTTTCCTGTAATAAACGGCTCAGGTGCGCCCTTCGATTTAGGGTTGTATTCCAAGTAGAACACTTTGGCCAGGTTTTCAGTTGCGTCCACCTCGCCATTTTTGCTGCGCTCAAGGAGACGCTTAACGATCTTGGCTCGACCGTCAGCCTTGCGCTCAAAGATTGGCAGCGCACGCTCCGCAATTTCTTCAATGGCTTCTTTCGGCGCATCGCCAAGCTTACCCTGAACCTTCAGTCGGGCTCGGACCTGACGCTCAATCTCTGGCATACGAGCATCCACCTCGACTTCCGCAGCTTCCTTGGCCGAGATCACCCGCTGACGAATCACATTAGGATCGGACTCCAAAACCTCGTCTGCGATCCTAGCAGCCTCCAGCCTTGCCTCGGAAGTCGCGTTCATCTTTTTCAACGCCTCCCGATAGGATCGTTGAACAAGGCGAATGCGCTCGGCCAAGACCTCTCGCTTGACCTGGTTCTCGATCTCGGGCGCAGCCGTCTCTCCCCTTCTCTTAAATATCTCACCCTTCTGCTTGGCCTTGAAGACTGGGTTTGTAACCCATTTGTCGGCAAAGTCTTTAGGAATCCTTCCCGTGGAACCAGGGTCGTAAATAACACCCAATGCTCTAGCAAGCGTATCTAAGGCTATGTCATCGCCGGTCTCCGCAATAGGCAACGCCTCTGATACAGCCTTGTGCTTGACAGGGGAATG